GCCTGATTTTGGTGCTGTCAAAAAGAGCAACCCCAAGATTCGTCTTGTCAAGTTCGGTGATGGGTATGAGCAACGGCTGAGATATGGCGAAGATCAAAACCTGAAGGAATGGAACCTTAAGTGGACCGCTAAGGACAACACTGACGCCGACGCTATTGAGGCGTTCCTAGATGCTCGTGCTGATGACGCTGCATCGTTTGACTGGAGCCCGATTGGTGACACTCAAACCTACAAGTGGGTGGTGGCAAGTTGGGCTAGGACTTTTAACTACTCTGGGGTCAACGAAATCACTGCGACGTTTAGGCAGGTAGTTGAGCCATGAGCCAAGTTTTCAAAGAGCTACTCAATAGCAGTCCTTTTGCAATTATTGAGTTGTTTGAGATTGAGCTGTTTCAAGATATTCACGGCAGCACAGAAAAGTTACGCTTTTATAGCGGCACCAATTTTCAAGACGCACCTGGCAATATTGTTTTTAATTCTTTGGAATATTTCGCTCTGCCTGTTGAAGCTGATGGCTTTGAGTACAAAGGCGATGGCACCTTGCCTCGTCCTACTCTGCGTTTTGCAAACGTGAATTCGTACATGACATCTGTCATGTTGGCTATTAACGTTGTCAACCCACATAACGACTTAAACGGTGCAAGGGTCAAGCGCACTCGTACGTTGACGAGATTTTTAGACGCTGTGAATTGGGAGGATAGTGTCAACCCTTATGGCAATCCTGATCCTGGTTCAAAGATGCCAGATGACATTTATTACATAGACCGGAAAACGCAAGAGACTAGGCAGCTAGTTGAGTTTGAGCTGGCGTCATCGTTTGACCTTGCGAATGTGAGCGCACCAAAAAGGCAGGCTATGCAAAATCTTTGCCAGTGGAAATACAGAAGCAAGGAATGCGGTTATTCAGGCCCTGATGAGTTTACAGCTACGGGCGTTTCTATAACGCGTATAGCTGCGACGAACTTTGCGTTTTCAAGTGGACAGAACATACTTTCTGCTGGCAGTACCTTGCAAGAAGGCAGTGAGCTTGTCTCAAGCAACGGCTGGTTCCGGATGCACGTTGAAAGGGACGGGGCACTGAACATTTTCATAAAAAACGATCCGACTGGTGCCAACAATGGACCTTACTGGAAAGTTGCTGGCATACATGACGGAGACGATTACTCGCTAGTCATGCAGACTGATGGCAATCTGGTTTTGTACAATGACAAGTATGCAAAAACTGATTATCCAAGATCGGTTGCATGGTCTCCTCAAATTGAAAGGGTCGGGACAGGTTCAGGCGCTTCCCTGTATCAGGTAAATAGCGCCAATCAATTTTTCCCAGAAAATGTACGAGGCGGAAGGGCTGGTGCCTTGGGTTATGAGTTAGTTGGGAGCAATCCAAGTTCTGAACAGGTTGGTACGACAGTAACAGCGCAAAAAACATTTAGCGATACACACCCAACGCTTGGGACTAGAACAATTACTGTGACTTTCACGCTGCAAGCTAATAACTTGCCTGCTGATCATTATTCAGGTCTGCCCCGTGCCTGGAATCAATACAACAGTGTTACCTTCAACTCATCAACAGGTTTTTTTAGAAACAAGGAGACGTTTATATGCAAAGCTGAGTTGTCAAGTGGCAACCCATGGAGAGGTTATCATCCTAATGCGGGAACCCTTACTGAGGCTGGAATTTACTTAGAGGTTACAAGTACAGGATTTACCGGCAAACAGCTCAGACTAAAAGATGATGGTGTTCTTGTTGTTGAAGACACTAATGGCTCTAATGTGACATACAGCTCAGGCACAAGTCCTGTGACAAGTGAGCCGTATATTCAACAAGGGACTGACATTCCAATTGAAGTTGCGGGTGTTTGCGGCAAACGACTAAGTGATTGCAAGTTGCGTTTCCCAAATGGCGACGCACACGGTGGCTTGCCTTTCGGCTCTTTCCCTGCTCTAGGAGACAGTGTCTGATGCTCGTACATTGGCAGGATGATGCAAGGACGTGGGCTATCTCTGATGTGCCTCGCGAGTCTTGTGGTCTTGTCGTTTTGATAGATGGCGTTGAGACTTACGCACCTTGCAAGAACCTTGCAGAAGAGGAGGACTTTTTTGTCTTAGATCCAGTTGATTACGCAAGCGCAGAAGACACAGGCATAGTCGTTGCTGTCGTACATAGCCATGTCAAGGGGCCATCAACTCCAAGTGATCATGACATCACGGCCTGTAATCAGACTGGTTTGCCTTGGTGGATTTACAGCGTGCAAGATGACACATGGACTTGTCTGGAGCCAAAGCATGAACAAGAAGTTGAGGGGCGATAGAATCAACTGAGCTAGACGTTTGCTGAGATGCTGCGGACGATCAAGATTTACGGGCATCTCGTAAAGCACACAGGCAAGCGTGTGTTTCGGGCTTTGGCTAGAACGCCTGCTGAAGCAGTTAAGTTTTTGCTCTGCAACTATCCGTCTTTGCGTAGCGTGATGCAGGAAGGGCATTATCAGGTGCTTGTTGGGTCATTGGACTTGCAAGGTGCTACTGGAAATTTGCACTTGCCAACTGGCTCTAGCGATGAAATCCGCATTGTGCCGGTGATCACTGGCGCAGGTTTTTGGAAAAGCTTTGGCAAATTTTTTCTTGGGGCGGCTCTTGTCACTGCGGCTTTCTTTATGCCAGGCACTGTGCTGACTCTTGGAGCTAGTACCTTTAGCACTCTGGGTGTTGCTTCATTAGCCGTTGGTAGTTCGTTGGTGCTTTCGTCTATTGCTGATGTCATATCGCCACCCCCCAAGACACCAGAATTCGATGATGACCCTAGAAATAATTACTCTTTTTCAGGGCAGACAAACATTTCGCGGGAGGGTGTGCCGGTGCCAGTGGTTTATGGGGAAACTGTAGTTGGCAGCCTTGTTGTTTCACTTGGCCTAAACGTTGAGGAAGACTGATGGGTATTGCGCCAGACGATCTTAATTCAAAGCAGGTTGCCCGAATTATTGATCTCATCAGTGAGGGTGAGATTGAGGGTTTTCCAAGCACAACACATCCTGATGGCACTCAAATCAACAGGGCTACGAATGAGGCGCAGTACAACGTAGCTGCCCTTAAGGATGTGTTTTTCAATAACACGCCAGTCTTAGCTAGCACTGCTGAGATTAATTCAGGTACGACGATACGCGACGTATCTTCTGCTCTTAACTTTGATTTTGTGGATGCAGAATATGCGTTTCGCTATGGCACGCAAGATCAAGAGTATTTAACGAGCATCGGTACAGCAGCCCAGCGCACTATTTCTGTTGGTGTTGAAATACCTAAGCCTCAAACTCCAAGCAACGATACATACGACAGAACAGCAGGCGCACCAGTGACTCGTCAGATTACTGACACTGATGTGACTTCTGTAAGGGTTGTTGTTGGGACACCCGCCCTGCAAAAATCAACAAAAAAAGGTGATGTTGAGGGTGGATATATTGGTTATAAAATTGAAATTCAGTTCAATGGTGGTGGGTTCACTGCAATCCCGCAATTCGGAATAGGTCAAGACGGAGGACCGTTAGCCGCTGGCAATTTTGAGATTGTAGGTAGAACTCCTGATTTATTTCAAGCAAAACATCACATAATTATTCCCTTTGGAAGTGCCTTCCCTGTTGACATAAGAATTACGCGAAACCTTCAAGAGTACAGAGACGATGACGTAATTACAGACACCCTAAATTGGTATGACTACACAGAAAAAATTGGTGAAAAAGTTCGTTATCCAAATAGCGCCTTAGTTGGCCTTTTGTTTGACGCAAAACAATTTCCTTCAATTCCGCAGCGTTCATATCGGATACGCGGTGTCAAAGTACGCATTCCTCACAATGCAACAGTTGACAGCACAACCGGCAGGCTAACCTACAGCGGCGATTTTAACGGCACATTTAAAGCCAGCAGGGAATGGTGCTCTTGCCCTGCAATGATCTTGCTAGATCTTCTGACAAACACCCGTTACGGGCTTGGGAATTACATACTTACGCCGGAAGAACGCGCACGAGATGCTGCTGGCACCTTTGAAGGGTCTGGCGCTACTAATGTTCCAGACAATATTGACGTGTACGCCTTTCAAAAGGCATCTGAATATTGCGGTGAACTCGTCAATGGCGAGCCACGTTTTTCCTGCAATGTTTCACTTCAAAGTCGCAAAGATGCCTATGACATGATTAAGGATCTTTGCTCTGTGTTCAGAGCGATGCCCAAGTGGGAACTTGGAACACTTTCTATCGCGCAAGACAGGGCAGAAGTTACTGCTAATGATGACTTCAGTTATGTATTTAACCAATCAAACGTAACTGAAGAAGGTTTTACTTACACAGGTACAAGCCTAAAAACTCGTCACACCTGTGTCAGCGTCAAATATTTTGACATGGACAGAAGAGACTATGTCTATGAGTTAGTAGAAGATGAGGATGCAATTAACAAGTATGGATATAACAAAACCAGTATTGAGGCTTTTGGCTGCACTAGCAGAGCGCAGGCGTATCGGCTC